GTATTATTTTGTATAATATTGTTTGATACAAATGGTGCTGAAGAGTTTAAAGTTGTATTTAAAGCCGCAGCACCAAGTGCAAACCCTACTTGCTTCGACTGCTCATTGATAGTTTTTGATTCTTCTTGGTTAGCAACTTCCCATAAAAGAACTGGCTTATATATATAAGTCCTATCTTCATCAATTTTAGTAGCCTGATTTAAAGAAGCAGGACTTCTTTGGATATATCTAGTAACATAGTTTATTTGACCATCATTAATAATTTTTGTTTCAGCGTTATTTATATTTATTATGTTTGGTTGATATGATTCAGTTTTTTGACCATACAGTGTTATATCTGCATCTCTATCTTCTGAGTTTGGAAGTAGATATTCTTTTGACATAATAACAAAATTATTATACTCGTCAAAGAACATTGCTGTTTGAGTAGCAACTGCCAGTCTTTGCAAAACCTCTGCAACTGTAACATCTGGCTCAACAAAAAAATAGGGAATAATAGGGTCAGAGGATCCTGTTATGTTTTTAAACACATAATTACTAAATCCAATATTGTCTAATAGTGTAGCAACTGCTGCTGTTAAAGTTACATTTTTTAAAAATAAAGTTGGGGCATTCATAGTTTCAAGTCTAAAGAAATTATCTCTTAGTGTTATGTCTATATCAAATAGTCCACCTACTGCTGTAGGAAATTCTTCTGAATAGAATGTTTTTAACGGAACGAATTTATCATATCCATTAACATTTAAAACTGCTTCATAAAAATCAAACTTTATATTTGGTTGTAGCAATGATGCAACAAGGCTTCCTGTCCTAGTATTTGAATCATAGGCATTGTTTTGACTAAATGCTGAATCATAATTCATCAGGGTTATATTTCCATTTGAGGCTAGAAGCCCTCCTACTGGAAGTGTAGTTGTTTCTAAAGAAAGTGATTTATTTGTAGTATATTGCGAGGTATATAAAGATACATCTGCTTTTAATCTAGGTGATAGTTCTATTAAATCAAAGGTATTACTAGGTCCATACATTGTATCTACTACTACCCTCAAACCTTTTATAAACTTAATATCTCTAAATGTTGTTATTCCATTTACAGTAAAATATTTTGGATCTGTTAGGTCTTTTATTAAACCTATTCTTTTAGTATCATCTGTTTCTAATAATGAAAATCCATACTCTGGAGTACTTTCTTCCCAGTCTTCTGAGTTCCAGGTATATAAAGATCCGACTTGTTGATTAGATGATCCTATAATGTATGATTCTCCAATGGTTGTAGCATTGGGAAGTTGTGTGCTTGCACTTAAGTAGTCTACTAAATTAAAAGAACCTCTATATTCTTCTGGAACTTTTATGCCATAGTAAAGTTCTAAGTAGCCGTCCCAGTCTACTACAGGAGAGCCATCCAGCCTAGTAGAGTCTTCGTTAAAGGAAGCAGCGTCAATCCAGTTATCAGTACTATCTAAATATTGAACCTTCCATCTTTTAGGAATACTTGATGAGTTTATATCTGTTAATGGGTCGGTAATTTGTCTACCGTCTTGAGTTCTAATTGTAATAGGGTCACCATCTGCAAGATTTGTTTGCATCTTTACAACAATTCTATTAGTTGGTAACTCTTGATTATAGACTACAAACGGTGCAGCATCTTCTATTGAGTATCCTACGCCTTCTTCTATTTCTACTCTTGAAGATATTCCTTTTTCTACCCCAAGTTCTTTTCTGTAAGAGTTCCAATATTTAAACTTATCTTGTTTTGAGACCATATAGTATCTTGGTCTAATACCAGATCTAATTCCATCAATATACTTATTATTAAACCACAGTGGTTTATTTATTCCAGATCTAGGTCTAAAAGGTTTAAAGCATTCTTTTAAAGAATAGTATAACTCTCTATCTGTTTCGGTTTGTGTAAATAAAGTTGGAGCATCATCGTTGTCAACAACATATGAAGAAATTGTTGTAGATTCTAAAGCATCTGTATAATAGTTTCCATCATCGGCTGAGTCATAAGAATTGGGTATTGTTAAAAATTGTGCGTTTGAACCATTAGGTCTATATCTATAGTTTCCATAGTTAGATATTTTATCAAAATCATTAAGATTCCATTCTGCAGTAATAAAAGATTCTAATTTAATACTATTTTTTGTTTGAATGTGTTCTTGTAAGTCTTCATCTATAAACATTAGACTTCCTCAAGTGCTACAGATATATTCCAAAAATCATGTGTCGTACCACCACGTTTAACTACGGAGTAATCAAAAGAAGAAAAGTTAACTTCTAAAACATCTGAATATTGTGATAGGTGTAAATATTTTCCTGCAGGAATAAAGTTATCATATCTATCATAAGAAAGTATTGTATAGAATGATCCTGTATTTTCTGTATACCAGTCTATCAAGTCTACACCACCTGCACCACCGTCAACAATATATTTTTCTAAATCTGATGCTGTAGGTAATCCTGTTGATGTACTAAACTCTGGATCTTTATTAAATGGTCTAGACGGAAGCATTTCCCATGACCAAGAAACTGTTGTTTTGTCTGCAATATGATAAGAGCGTAATGAGCCATTAATCATTCTTTTTTTATTTTCAATTCTTTGTTGAGAAAATGATAGTTCACTTCTATTATGATCAGATAGTATTAAGAAGTCTGTTCCTTCTACCCCGCTAACTGTTAGGTTACCAGTACTTGAATCAATAAGAGGGAGTTCTTTTGTCCATATAACGGCCTGTGGTCTAGTGTAGGGGCTTCTTCCGTTAATATAGTTAGATGTAGCCATTAGTATCTACTACCCCTTACCTGTCTGCTATTAATTGATTTAATTTTTTGTACCACAATGTTTGCAATATCGTTAGGTGATGCATCGCTACCTGCAACATTTACATTAACACTATAGTTATTATTATACATTGTTGTAGGACTTACGTTTGTTACTGATGATTGAACGTTTCCAGAAGACCCTAATGAACCAACGCTATTGTTTGGAAATACCTGATCATTAATTGCTTGAAGAAGTGGAAGGTTTGCTTTTGTTGCACTTTTTCTAACAACAAATTCTCCAGGTGTAAGCAGTGCTGGAACTCTATCAGTATTACCTAATCCTGGAACCATATTTCCAAATGCATACTTTCCAACTTTGCCACCCATCATCATTCCAGGTGCTGGTTCTCTTGAGCCTTTGTAGTTTACATTACCACCCATTGCATATTTTCTAACTTTACCACCCATCATCATTCTTGATATTAAGCCACCAGAATTTACTCTAACTCCATCTGGTGCACCTGCACCAAGTTGCCCTTGTAATCTAATTGCTTCATTATATTGTGCAACTATTTCTTTAACTAAATCTCTTTTCTTTCCAAGTAATTCATTAGTACCTTTTACTGCAAGCATTTGATTATATTCATCAGCGGTAATTTTTAATACAAGTTCATCAATTCTAAGGTTAATTAATTCTCTTTCTTCAGTAATAGTATTTATTTCTTCTTGCAAAGGTTTAATTTCATTTAAAGTTCTATTATATATAGAATCTTCTAATGCTTGAATAGATAGTCCTCTTTGATATATTCTTTCATTTATAACATCTATTTCTGCTTCTATTTGTGCCCTTGTCATCATCTTTCCATTGATCGATGTTGACAGTGCATCTATTTCTCTTTGTTGCTGTGCTTCTAAGGCTGTTCTAGTATCCTCTAGTTGTCCTGTAGCAAAATTTTGTGTCATTGCTGCAGCAGCAGTTGCTGCACCTGCAATATCTCCACTTGTTAAAGCGGTAGCCAAATTAACTCTATCTTGTTGTTGTTGTGCTACTCTATCATTTGCTCTTTGTACTCCATCAAGTGCTGTAATTCTAGCATCATATGCAGCATTAATAGCATCTTCTTTTTTAGCAAGATCTTCTAATCCTCTATTTCTAATCTCAGTTTGTCTTTGATCCATTTCATTTTGTCTATTAAGAGTATCTATTCTTTCTTGATCTTTTTCATTAAGTTTTTCTATTGCTTTAATTTGTTGTTCTTTTCCTCTAATAGCAAGGTCTTTAACTTTTGCTTGAACATCTAATAGTGCAATCTGTTGATCTTTTTCACTCATTAATAAGAAACTAACAATTCTTTGTACCGCAATTTGTTCTTTAATTAATTTAATAGCCTTCTTTCTTTCTTCATTACTCATAGCAGCCATATTAGTTGCACCAATTAAAGATATGGCCTCTTTATTAACTTCTTTGCCTAAACTTCTAACTGCTGCAGCATATTTCATAGTTTCGTCATATGTATCTTTTAATTGTTGGAATGCTGACTTTGTTTCCGCACCAGGAATATTTTGCATATCTTCATCTGGATTATATCCACCAGTTCCACCAGTTGTGCTAGAAAAGTCAATAGTAGGCTTAATTGTAAATATTTGTGCAAGCAACTTCTTTAATTCTGGATCTCCTGTTGCAGCCATTAATGCACCAAAAACACTAGGCTCAAGTGTGCCGCTAACTACCTGGGCAAATATATTTGATGCTTTCTCTGCATCCCCACCAGCAAGTTTTTCTGTTATAACTGACATAAGTTTATCTGCTGTCTTAGGATCTAAGACTGTTTCAAAAATTTCTTTAGATTCATTTCTTAAATTTTGTAATAGTTTAATTGCAGTTCTTTCTGCATCTGTAAAATTAATAAATGAAGTATTTGCATTTATTGTAAATAAATCTTTTCCTTTTGCTATTAATCCACCTTTTTTTATTTTTTCAGTTATATCTGTTACTGAAACACCTAATTCTCTTAGTCCTTGATTTACTGACTTTCTTGCTTCATTTCTTAAATTTTGAGTTTGTTTAGTATATTCTTCAAGGCCAATAGCACCATCTAGATAATTTTGTTTTAACTGTGCAACTGCATCAGATGTAGCACTAATATCATTTTCTACAACACTTTGTATTTGTTTATTTGCCGCAGCAGTTAATCTTAATTCTTTTCCAACTGGATCTATAGTATCCATAAATCTAGTAAATGCATTTCCTTGTTGTTCATATAATGCCTCTGCTGTTTTCCTTGCTTCTTCCATATTAATTGTTGGAGTTAGTTCTGCTTGAATTTTTAATATATTAGAGATTATAGGTTTTCCATCTTTATCTTGTATTTCAACAATTTTTGCTGTAGCATCTATTGCTAATTGTTGATTTTTCATTTGTACCCCTATTTCTGATGCTAATGCTTTTGCGTCTTCTGCACCAATGGCTCCTGCTAAAATTACTCTATTTAATTGGTTTGCTAACGCTGTAGATACGTTTTGTCCAGACTTTTTTGCTAATTCTAAATCTTGAAGTAGTTTTTTACCAGCATCTGTTTCTAAAAATTGTTGTGCTGCAGTTGCAGACTCTTGACTTACTCCACCAGTTTGTGATGTGATTCTTCCTCTTGCTAAACGATCTTGTACGGTATCTGTACCAAATGCTTTTGCAAAACGATCAACCTGTTCTGCTGAGCCAAACATAGCATCATTTAATTTTTCTCCAGCACTAACCATGTCTTTAAATTTTTTGTTTAATGCAAATATTCCTACTCCCAATGCGGCAACTCCAGCAATTACAATTCCCCAAGGTCCTAGTAAAAATGGAAGCCTAGTTGCTAATAACTTTATTGCTGGTGCTAATATTTGTAAACCAAACAATACTGGAGTAATGGCATTTGCAACAGAGCCTATTTTTTGTGCAGTTTGATTTGAACTCATAGATAATGCTTGTCCAGCAATAAGTGCTGGTAAGGCTGCTGCTCCTGCAGCACCACCTATTGCTCCCACTCCTGAACTAACTCTTGCTACTCTTCTTTGTCCTACTATTTGTTTTTTTGCTTGTGGGGTAGTTAATGTAGGATCTTTTGCTTTTGCTTCTTCAACTGCTTTTGCCATTTCATTAGTACTTGATTTAGAAGGACTTCCAAGTATAAACTTTTTAACTTTACCAGCATTTAGGGCATCAAGAAATGGTCTATTTTGTGCTGCTGATTGAGAATTAACAACAAATTCTCCTGGGGTAAGTAGTGATGGAACTACTCCACCTTTTGCAAATTCATGTCTTGGATACATTTCTTTTGCTAAAGAACCAATACTTTTAGGTCTATTTGTTCCAGGTTTTATTATTGATATACCTTGTTCAATAGCAGCCTTTTGTGCATTTTCTGCTAAAGTTCTATAATTTTTTGTTTCACTTATTGCTGTATCAAACATTTTTAAATTAGGTGTATTCATTGCATCATCAAATGCTTTTCCATAAATATCTGCAAGTTTTGCATCATTAATAGGGTGCTCTTTTCCTAACATTAATAATCTAGTTTTTACGTTTGATGTTATTTTTCTTTTTGCAACTTCAAGTTCTGCAGAAGATATTCTGTTTGCTGGATTTAAAGAATTAAATTGTTTTACTTGATCATTTAATGTTGTAAATAATTCATCTCCACCTAATTCTATATCGTCTAAAATATCTCTTGAGGTTGGATTAACTTTAGTATTTTTACTTTTAAGTGCTTGATTTATACTTTTTCTTTTTCCATTTCTTGTAAAACTTCCTAAATTTATAACTTTATTTCCCAATGAAGTTGCTATAAATCCTTTTGGATAGTTAACCTCTTGACCATAACTAGTTACTAACTTAGTATCCTTTTCAAATCTATGTTCTTGTCCAAGGCTAACATGTGCTTTTTGTCTTCCAGAAACACCTTTACGTTTTTCATATCCATATGGATTATCTATATCAGATGATGTTCTTCTAAGATGTGTGTCGGCCTTACTTTTTTTTGATTGAGAAGTAGTTGTTTTAGGAGTTGCTGTTTTTTTAACAACTGATCTTTTTGTCAAAGAAGATAAAACTCCTCCTTGACGATTAAATAAATCTAAAGCACTTTTATTTTGAAGTCCTAAAACTTCTCCACCATTTATTTTTTCTAAAAATTGTTTACCTATTGATTTTGTTGCTCTTTTGGTAACAACAAATTCTCCAGGCATAAGCATTGCTGGAACTGTATCTGAATTACCAGACCCAGGAACAACTCCACCTCTAGCCATTTTCTTAGGGTTTTTGCCAGCAATTTTCATTGCCGCTCCTGGTGTACCTAACACAACTTTACTTAGTCCTGCGGCTTCTGCCATTCTATTAATTAAAAATTGATATGTAGCGGCAAGATCATTTACCGCAACCTTTGCTCCTTCTGCTGCTCTAACTTGATCTCTAAATGCTTGATTTGTAGCAGTAGTTGCAGAACCCAATTGTTTTGCAGCAATTGATGCTTCTATTTCACCAATGCTCATGTATTTCATTGATTGACTTACTGCTTGTATACCGCCAACAATTCCGCCTTTAGTTATTAATCCTTTTCCAAATGTTACGGCAAGTTGCACTAACTTTGCTAACTGACCTGTTAAGTTCATGAGCAAACCAAAGAACATAGTTCCAGCAGGGATTACTAGCCCAGTAATAATAGTTGCTAAAGCAATAAATTTCTTTTGAAAGTCTGGTAAATTATTAAATCCTTCTGCTATTTTTGCAGCAAAGTTTACAATAGGAATAGCAAGTTTAACAAATATTTCTCCAATAGGTGCTAATGCTAGTTTTAATTTTTCTACCGCCGCAATTAATTGCACACCAAAAGATTGTTCAATTACTGATAATTCTTTATCTGCTGTTCTTGCTAATTCTTCTGTAGAATAACCTGTGGCTTGTAATACTTGTTGAGCCTGAGATCCATCTCTAATTACGTTTTCAAATAAAGCACCCAATCTTGCGTACTGAAACTTACCAAAGACTTGTTCCAATGCTTGTTGTCTTGAGAATTCATCTAATGTTTGTAAGGCTGTTGCGAAGTCTAATACAGTGCCTCTTAGGTCTCCCCTATTTCTGTTTACTATTGCATCAAGATTAATATTAAATCCAGCAAGCATTTCCTTTGCAGCCTTTGTAGGATTAATTAAAGAACCAAGACCAGATTTAAGTGCGTTTGCACCTTGTGCTGCAGATACTCCACCTTCTTGCATTGCTGCTAAGAACAATGCCATATCTTTTACATCTCCACCTAAACCTTGAATTACTGGTGCTACTCTAGGTATTGCTTGTGCCAAATCTTGTAAACTTACCACAGTTTGGTTTTCTACCATGTTTAAAAAGTTAATTGTATCTGAAAGTTCTTCTCCAGACAATCTAAATGCACTCTGCAATGCAATAGTTGTTTCTAATGCTTGATTTTGATCCATTTGACCAAGTGTTGCAAGCCTTGTTGATTCTGTTACAGCATCTGTTAAATCAGAACCTCTTCTACCAGCGGCTGCTGCTTGTGCGGCTAGGCTAAGTGTATCTTTTGCAGCGATTCCATATTTTGTAAATTCTTTACTTAGTTCTTTTACTGCATCTAGGTTTTGGTTTACTTCTGCAGGGGTTGTAAAAATATCTCCATATACCTTTTTAAATGCCACTGCTTGCTTTTCTAGATCCATAAAGGTTCTTCCAGCAGTTGTAGCAAATATAGACAAAGGTATAGTAAAACCAACCATCAACTGTCTACCAGCCCATTGTACGTTTTTACCAAAGTTTACTAGTTGAGTTGTTCCTTGTCTAAACATTTGACCAAGAATCTGAGTTCTTTGAGAAGCAATTGCTGCTTGATTATTAAATGCTGCTAATGGCTTTATAGCCAAAGCATCTTGCATGCCTCTAGAAGCACCAGCAGTAGCAACAAATTGTGTTTGTAAAGTTCTTGCTCTTTCTGAAGAAAGGGCCATTGTTTCTGCAAATAGTGCACTATTCTTATTTAGTCTTGCACTAAAATATTGACCTAGTGTTCCTTTGCCTTTTCTTAAAGTATCATCAAGTGCACCAGCAGCAGTACGCATCCTAACTGTTTCTGCTGTAAAGAATCTACTAGAATTAGTAATATCTTTTAATTCATTTGTATATTGAGAAGCAGCCTTTGTTTGAAAAGCGTTGCCTTTATTAATTGCAATATTAAATGCATTAATTTGTTGTTGTAAAGCCTTTAATTGAGCAGCAGCAGACCCTGTATTGATCTCAATGTCAATAATACCTTTGGCTACTTCAGCCACTATTTAATCACCTCATAATCTAGCCCATTACCAATACCAAATCCTGCTCTTTGAGCAGCATCTCCTTGTAATGCTAGAATACTGTTTGGATCAGATGTTTGGCCTTTGCTATATACTTTAGCCTTTAATCTTTCCCATTCGTCAGACGAAGAAGACTTATCTATATCTATACCCTTGAGACTTGCTGCAAATCTACGATCTTCGTGTACTTGCTTTGCTCTTGACTCTAGTATCGCTACTAGTTCAGGCATGGATAATGATTCCTCCATTTCCTGGTAATTCTTCCAAAATCCTAGAAGAAATACTTTGGATTCGATCTCGGCTAGATCTAGTTCGTCCCAACTAGAGCCGCCGCTAGTGCGTTTGGGTCGTTCAACTTAATACCCGCTGCAACTTCAATTATTTTATAGACTGTCGGTAAATCAATAACGTCTTCTAATTTTTCTTTTGTTGCTATTTCTGGATTATACTGTTTCATTGCAATTACTGCACAGTCAAGTAATAAATCCATTGACTTAATATTGTCTTCTGCGATTTTTTCGTCAGAAATTTTTTGGAATTCTTTCATAAAGTCTCTTAAGAATTTAATCTTTAAAGGCTTCATTTCTACCTTTGTTCCGTCTTGTAACTCAATTTCTACAACTTCATAGACACTTGTTGCCATTTATCCTCCTATGGATATACTAAAATTATAGCACAAAACCCACCTCTTGAAAAGAGATGGGCTAAGTGTCTATTTAGTTTTTGTTATCCACGTACGCGATCTACGATTTTACCGTATGATCCGTTTGATGCTGGAAGTAATCTGAATGATACTTCGAACATTGATGGTTCGTCACGTTTTGCAGAAACTGTTACGTTGTCAATTGACAATGCACGGTTTGCTACATAAACACGTTCTACTTGTGTTGCGCCTGTTGCTTCTGGGTCACCAGAACCAGGTCCGACTGCTACAAGTGCACGTTCAACAGGTACTGATCCAAGTTCACCAGACTTCATGTCTAATGTTCTTATACCAGATGGTCCTGTAAGATCTGAATCTGAACCTGCAATAGTTACAAGAAGATTTTCAAGTGTGGCTTCAGCAAATGCTGTAACCATATTAACTTGCATACCTTGTTTGTAAAGTTTTGCTACGTCCAGTAATTGATCAACTTGAACTTCACCAAAGTCTGGTTGGAATTGTACTTCCAAGCCATTCATTGTGAATCCAACGTTTCTGAAGTTTGCAGCCGCATCCATTTTGTCTGCGTATGTTGATCCATCAGAAGTAAATGCTGGAATTCCTGAAACGCTTCCTGAACCGAAGTTGTATACTGCTGCTGATCCTGATCCTGAAGCATTTACGTATTCAAGAGCACCTGCAGTAGATACGAACATCTGTGCTGCACCTACGATAATTTTATTGCTATTACCTAAAGTTGCCATATTTTTTTTTCACCTTCCTTAGTTTAGGAAAAGTGGGGCGATTTCCTCACTCTAATTATATCGCTATTTATGAAAGATTTGGTCTTTCATTATACTGAGGGGAATGATAGTCATACTTAATAATAAGGTCTCTAGAGGGTCTATATTCCATTAAATTGGCTACATCTTGTTGACTTTCTGCATACCCCGACTGAAACACGTTTACACAGTGAAAATAATATTTAAAATAATCTGAGGTATTTTCATAAAGACTTCCAGCATATTGATTGATATCGTTTGCTGCTGCATCTTCTCTATCAAGTATTAGTGTAATAAGACTAGCAAGATTAATAGTAGATCCATATCTATCAAAGGTATATCCTGGGGTAGCACCAGCACCTGCTTGGTTAAAACTATATTGTCCCAATGAACCACCATAAATTGTATATCTCATTTGTTCGCTTTTAATAGGATAAAAATATTTCATAGATCCTGTTCTTACTTTAGTAAACTTATCAAAGATAATATAAGGCTTATCTTCCTCTAATATATGTCCAGGAACATTATTTACACCCGCTGGAAAAAATGGAATAAAATCTGTTCCACCTACTGTTGGTGGATATAGGTTATAAAATTCTGGAGCATTAGTTTTAAACTGTTCCCAAACATATTTATTGATTATATTTTCTGGTCTATAAGTATTCATTATTTAACACCTGGAGCCTTTTGAATCCAAGAAAGTGCTGCTGACTTACCTAGACTTCTTGCACTCTTTGTCTTAATTGCATTTTTAAAATATTTAGAATACTCTGTAGGGTTAGAAAAATGTTTATAAAACCCTATTGATTTTAAGTATACTTGGTTAAAGTATAGACTGTAGAATTCATTAAATGCTTTAACAAAAGATCCCCTTGTAGCACTACCGCCAGGATTTGCTATAAAAATTGGACCTGTTCTAAAAAATTCTTCACCATCAATTACAAAGAAAAGTGCTTCTGCTTCTGTTTCGTTAATTACTACAGGAATGCCCTCTTCCATAATATTTGCCTTATCATAAAATGCAGTATTGCTTGTTTCTGATACTGAGTCTGATTGTAAAAAGTCGGCACTTACTAATGCTTGAGTTTGTGACAATTGGTATTTAAGTTCAAAAAGTCTTGCGGATGGATCTCCTACTCTTCCCCATTCGTAAACGTGGTGTAGCATTCCAGGATGACTTCTTGCAAGTCCATCTAGATAATCATAAAAAACTTCTATCGATCCTTCTGCTAAAGATGAAGTAATTTTAGTTTTATTTTTATTTATTTCTTTTGCAAAACTATCTGTATATGATACTGCGTTTGTTAGCATATCAATTACTGACTTAGATCTTATTTTTGCTGTAATCAAGATTGATCCCACCTTTGAACTTGAGACTTGCTCAAGAATATTCTAAAGTGTCTTAAGTTATGGTTATAGTCAAATGTAGGTACTATAGTTTTTACTTCATACTTTGTTTTAACAGCCCCTGCTGAATTATTTAAATTTTGACCATTAATCCATACATCGTTTCCAGATGGATCTTTTATGTTTGTTATAGCAATATCTGTTATAGGGTAGTATTTACCACTTGCTTTTTTTCTAATATCTTCTTTAGTTCTAAGAAAGGCATTTGAATCATAAATTAAATCTGTACCCTTTGTTTTTACTTCTCCAGCAAATCCACGATTTGAAAGTTCACTGATTATTGAACAATCTATTTCTCTATCTCTGTTCCAAGTCTTTAAAACATTTCCATATTCTGTTTGAATAGTTTCTGCATAATATAAATCTGCAGTCATTGGAAATAGTATATCGTCAAGACTTGATGAAGGAAGTATCATTACAATACCCCGATACGGAGCCTATTTCTATATTTCTCCAAGATTTTATCTACAAACATGTTGCCAGTGCCTGCACTAGGATTCTTAGCAAATTTAATCTTAAAATCTTCATTATCAAATGATTCAATATATCTATTTACATACCTTAAGTTATCCGACTTAATGTCTTGGATCAACATCTCACATGCCTCTTGAATGTCCTGTGGGACCACTTTCCAGCCATAATCAGCATCTACCCTATATTCTGATCCTTCTGAAAAGGTAGAGTCTAAATATCTCTCGTGCCATACTGGTCTATAATTACTTTTGTTTTCAGCATCGGATTCGTTTTCTACATTTGTAATTGAAGAACCATCTTTAGTAATTTCAAATGTTATAAGGTTTACGCTAGCACTAAGATTTGAATCATAGACTAATTCTTCATTTTGATACACTTTATATATCTTATAAATCTTTTCATCAATAGGTAGGTAATCCATTCCCATACCTACAATATCTTTTTCTTTTCTAGCAAATGGAAAGCCTTGTGTTTGAGAGTCTATAATATATCTTGCTAATCTTTCATATCCTATTTCACTACCGTCAGTAATTGATAATGCAGAGGCAATTGAGTCTAGGTTGCAATATGGTCTAATAATTTCTATGTTTGTCATGATAACAGTATTACCACTTGAGTCTTTAACAGATGCTGCTAGTGATCCTGTATAGTCTAAGTATTGTGGATCTAAAGTAAATGAGACTGCTCCAGAAACTGTTGATGCAGATGTTGAAAATAATTCTTTTGTGTAAAGGTCTTCGTAGTCTAATGTGTATGTTCCACTTGGAGAAACTGTAAAGGTCGCGGTAAGTGAAGTAACTTTTTTATATTGTCTTTCATTTAATATTTCCATAATAAATAAAATTCCTCCTTACTAATTATATCATTTATATAAAATGTTGAAGGGGAGACATTTTTGGTGTCTCCCCCTCTAATTCCCTAAATAATTTAGGTTATTGTTTTGCGTATGCTACTGCATCTGTTTCTTCGATTTGTGCTCCGAAACGTAAGAAAGTAGTATATTCAATAGTATCTTTCTTAGGTTGGAACTCACGATGAACAGTAACGTCTCTTTGGAATCCCCAAATACGATTTTCTGGGAATGTCAAAGATACGAATCCTGCAGGCATCAATGGTACTTCTACCAAAGGAATACCTAGTACACGGTATTGGATTGGAGCACCTAATGTTTGTGGTGCTACACCGTCAATAACGCGTTCTACGATTCTTTCTGAAGGTAGGTTACCAGATGAGCCAAGACCATTAATGATATCGGCTACTGTTTCGCTAGAAGCATAGAACTTCATGGCTGCTCTTGATGCACGATACTTACGTGGCATTGCTAGCACAAGTGCTTGCAAGTCTTCAACGTCTGTACCAAATGTACCAGCACTGTTACCAGTTTGTTCTTTTACATAAAAGCCTTCAAGGATGTTCAGGAATGTATTTGTTCCTGTACCTGTTCCGTTGATTGCTAAGTCTTCAAGATCGTTAGCGAATGCACGAGTCATTGTACGGACCAAGTGGTCTTCCAATCCTGCGCCTTCGATATTGTCTTCAAGTGCTTCTGATGATACTTCCCAGTCTAATCTAACTTTTTTAGTTGTGATTTCAACTTTTGTGAAAGTAACTCCAGCGTTAGTGTATGTAGAGTCTGCTTGTGCAGCAGCACGGATTACACGTTCACCAACATTTAACTTCTCTAGTTCTGCTGTGTTGCCACGCATTGTTACACGGCGACCATCACGAGCAAGAACTTGTTGATCGAAAATGTATTCGATAAACTGGCGTGACTGTTCTGCGTTTAAGATACCGCCACCATCTGATGGTTTTGCGGTTCCTACTGGTCCAAGTTGTGATGCTGGAGTAGCAACTCCACCAACGCCTCCTGAAGCAATAACGCCTGTTACAGCGGCCTTTTCTAAAATTTGTTCTTCTGACATAATTTTTCACCTCCCAGTGAATTTTGTTTAACGATAGAGGTCAGCGGTATTGAGGAAACGCCCGCCCCACATCGATCCTTTTTTTATTTTATTTCCCTGCACGACCCCGCCGAGGTCGCCAGACTTACGGATAGCGGTGTCATCTTCAACTGCATCGACACGCTTTCCAAACTCTTCTACATTGCTTTTTACTGTTGTAACTTCCTCTGTTACTTTTGCAACGCTCTTTGTTAATTCGGCAAGTTGTTCATTAATTGATTTTACAGTTGCCGCTAAATCTCCAACTGCTGCGGTAACGGACTTGCTAATTTCTTCTACAGAAACTTTAACTGTTTGTACAGCCTTTGCCAAGTCATCATCTTTGCTTTCTACAGCAGGAGTTTCGGCTTTTTCAACATCTGCTGGTGCGTCTTCTGCTGGAGCATCTTCTGCAGGAGCAACTGGTGCTACTACTTCTTCTACTGGAGCATCTTCTGCTACTGCTTCTGCTGGTGCATCTGCTGGAGCATCTGAATCAGACTTAACGATTTCGTCTACAACGACTAATTCGTCTTCTACAACTTCTGTTTTTTCAATTTGAACATCTTCTGCAACTACTGTTGCTTCTTGTTCTGTTTTTGCCATATCATTTACCTCCTTATTAGAATTATCAGAAACTTGTTCTGATTTCATTGAAACTCTTCTCAGAGTTTTCATTTTATGTCCTACAATTGTGTCAGTTGGTTTACCGTCACGGTAGAGTTCTCCT